TAATACATTGTTTATAAGCTCTTCTTCAGCTATTTCAATAGCTTGCTTATAACTAAGTTGCATATGTAGCTCTAATTCCTCTTTACTTTTAGGTAATTGATCTTTAGGTACGTTAGTTCTACTTAAGTCAATACCAAAGTTTTGCTGAGCTTCTTGTATAAGGTTTTGTGAGAAAGCATCTTCAGCTAAATCAGTGGCGTGTTGTGTTCTTTCTTTTACAGCAAATGGATCTGACGCAAATGATTTTATTTCATATCCTTTATCTGTCATACCGTTAACAACAATATCAACAAACTTAGATAATACAGCTACAGGTTTCCAGTCTAGGTTTAAGTAGCTTAAGTCACCATTTATAGATAACTCATCTTTATACTTTTGAACAGACTGCTCTCCTCTTGCGTAAAGTCTTAATCTGTGAAAGTACTGCCAATTACTTGCAAATCTTCCGCCAAGATTAGTACCTCTGTCGCCTTTGAACCACTCATTCTCAATGGCTCTACCTACAGCGTGACCATACTCTAAACTTTCCTTTTCTGAATCTGGTACTACCTGACTTGGGAAAGAGCTATTTGTACTAGTATAAATCATTTATTTTATTATTTTTGAAATATTTCCATTATTGTCATATCTGTTAAAAGATAATTGCACTTTTCTTTTCTGCACTTTATACACTGGTGAATACTTGTTTTTATTACAAGCCATAGCAGCTAGTCCAGAGCTTATAGTTGCATCGTGTTTTGTTCTATTGTTTATGTTAAATCTTGCCCAGTCCTCTAATGTTCTTTGAAAATACATTTGTCCATAGCCTTCTCCAGTATAACCAACATGATCTTCTATATATGTTTCAATAGAAGCAGCGTGAGCTTGTTTAATATCTTCACTAGAGTTTGGTATTCCACCAATTTCTTTCTCAGTTACAGATAATTTATTATATGCTTTATCAGGTCTATTTATAGAGAAGTTTCTATAACCTCTTCTTCTTAAATAATACAGTAATCTAGGTTTATTATTCTCTGCTAATATTGGCATACCATAAAAATGCAACGCCATTAAAACATCTTCAAAGAATATTTCTGCTGTTTGTGGTCTAGCTATATATTCTAAAAAAAACATATTAGATGGAGCATTATCCATATTAAATTTAGTTAAACCATGCAGAGATCCATTAGAACCTCTTTTATCAACTGTACCTGATATATCGTAGCTATCACACCCAAAAGCACCAATGTGCTCATTACCTGGGTATTTTAAGCCATTTTTTACGATAACGTTGTTTTGTAAGTTCATCGATGGAATCCAAGATATATAAAACCTACCATTATTGTTTGGCTTAAATTCAACTACAGTATCTTTAACATCACCTCTCCACTGAAAACTACCTCTTGTAACTAAGCTCTTGTTTTTAACATCTTCGTTAAAATCTATTTGCTCATATATTTTAGTTAAATTATATAGAGATAATTTTGCTTCATCTCTAAAAGCGTGTTTCTCTGTTCTTGGAAATTGTCTGTAGTATTCGTTTAATCCATCTTGATCACTCTTTAAACCATCAACTTCGTTTTCCCAATGCTCTATTACTCCTGTTGTAATTATATCACCAGCAGGATCTAATATTTTTCCTTTCGGTGTATCGAATACAGGTAAGCCATAAGCGTCGATGAATCCTTCGTAATTCCATTCCATAGGTATGAACAGACTATATAATCCTGAGCTAGTCTGCCCGTTGCGGTTTCTCTCCCTGACGTCTGAAGCATAATATAATTTTTTAAAATTAGCACCACCCTTGTCTAAAGCGTTTGAGGTACTACCCATCATACATTTACCTACTATTTTTTTACCTAAACGTAAACAAGTTTTTGTAACTCTCCAGTTATTTAATATATTATCTGGTCTCTCCCATTTACCACTCTCGTCGTGTACTAATATCTTTAGTTTTTCACCATCGTACGAGTTGTCCCCGGTGTTCTTCCAGTCGATTGTCGTGTCGAGACCCTGTTTCTCCTCTGAGGCGATACCCTCATCAAGTTTCTTTCTTGTAAGTTTCGATGCTGGTACTCTGTACGCGAGTTCTGTCTTCGGCCTGTCCATACCGTCCTGGATCGGTTTGAAGAAGAAGGGGTAATTAACCGATATGGGTACGACCTTATCAGTAAACATCTTCTTGGCATCTTGCCCGGACTTTGATAGAATGCCAAATCTTGAATCTGTGGATATTGTAGCAAGGTTAACCGTCTCACTTGATGCCATGAAAGAGAAACCTGATCGTCTGTTCTTAAGATAACACATTCCGTAACACCGTACATCTGCTTTACAAGCTTCCCAGAAGATAAAGAATAATCTATTCGACTCCCTATAGTCTGCTGCCCCAACATCAATTTTGGACCACTGCAAGAACATATAGTGAGTACCAGTAATATAATTGCCATTACCATTGTTTTTGAACCAAAAACCCTGCTCCCTTCTTTTAAACTCTTCGTCAATATAATCATACCATTTTTCTTTAAATGTATTAGGGTACTTTTCCCAGTCAAATACACTTTTTATTTTTGAAAGCTCTTTAGGGTACTCTAATTTCTCCCACTTTTGCTCTTCTTTTTTTCTTGAACGCTTGTATATATTTTCAGGTTCTAAAGGTAGACCTATGACTAGATTTTGTATCTGTATTATTTCACCTAATGTACCATCTTTGCTTATTATAACTATATCATGCTCAGCATCATAGCCATAATTCCATTTCTTATACCTGTTATTTTTTTTTATAATACCAGGCTTAATGTAATCATCAAGTGTTTTTACTAATGTTTGTTCGTACATCATTTAGACCTCCCCTCTGCAAAACCTTTAAAAGATTTTTCTTTAGTATTCTCACTTTCATTTAACATACTTTTTTCTTCTTCAATACGTGTTAGTATTTCAAAAGCGTCAAATATAGCTAGTTTCTTTGTGGCTGCAGCATTCTTTAATCTATCAGCGGTTATATCATCTCCTGAATCAACAATAGGCTCTTTAGCTACTTTTATTAATTCCTCAACTGCTCTTTGCCCAGCTTGGATTATACTGAGCTTGGTCTTTTTCGTGCTCATATTTAATTACAATATCTTTTGATTTCATACAATATAATAATTCATCGTTAACGACAAATTCAAATTCGCTATTAGGTGTAAAGCCCACAACGTCTCCTTTGTTTATTTTAAGAGCTTCTAAGGAACTATTACCATATTTTAGTATTCCAATATGGTTTTTTTCTTTCTTTAGCTCTAACTCATCCTTATTAATTATAGGTGCTACAAAGCATCTATTGTTAAAAGGTTTCCACGAGTTATCTTTACCATATAAATATATTTGATCTAATTGACAAAAATATTTATTTTCTTTAAAGTACTTACTGCTATTTACCTCTTTACCTTTTTGGTTGTAGTATCTTCTAAATACATTATGGTGAATAATAACCTGATCACCCACTTTTATAGGGGTTTTAAAGGCTATTGGCACAGATATTACTTTAGCTTTATTATTTATAAATTTGTGACTTTCTATCTTAGAATTTAAAACTAATTTCTTATCACCTATTTTTAACTCGTTATCGTATCTTTCTCCTACTGGTTCTACAATAAAGTCATATACACTTCTCATCAATACTGAAGATCATACTCAATAGATATAGCCATGTTAGAATTAAACTTCTTCCATGGCAATACCTCATTGTTCTTTTTTATATGTATGTTATAAGAATTATCTTCTTCGTCTAGTAATATATAAGCTATCTTGTGACCACCATAAACTTCTTGACCTATAGAATAATGCATTGCATCATTTTTGTAGTCAGAGCCTATACTAATCTTTCTTATAATATTACTCATCTTCTTCTATTTCAGTATACTCACCAGTTGATAAGTCTATAGATATTTTACCGTACTCTTCTTCTAGTTCAGCTTTATACTCTTCTATCTTGATGTTCATATCAGCTATAGCGTGAAGTAAACTATGTTTTTGAGATTCTAACGCACCTATTTGACCCAACACACTGGCTAGTTCGTTTTGTTGCTTTACTACTTTCTTTAACTGATCTTCTTTAATTTTTCCCATTTTTGATTAAATTTAATTATTATTTTGTATATAGTTACACTATTTATTCTGAAATTACTTCTTCTTCTACAGGTGGTGGTGGAACCTCAGCATTTCTTGGATAACCATAAAATTGATGAGCTGATGCATCACCTGGATAAACCTCATTACTTCCAAAGTCTAAGTCATCTGTACTCATTATATCGTAAGCCCATCCTGGGTAATATACAGGATTTTCAGGGTCTGTTGTTTTAGCAGGGTCCACTACCTTACCAATATTAACAACTGCTTTTGTTCCATTGATATACTGCATCGAAGTAACGCCTTCTTCTGTTACTTCTTGCCAAATGTCTTTTTGTATTAAAACGTCTTTACCTTGTTGTTCTGTATCAAATACTGTTTTGTAAATATTCATAATTATATCGTTGTTAAATCTTCTAATTGTACGTCTGCTAATGCTTTTGGGTAATATTTTAAACCTTTTGTGTTACCGAAGAAAGGATTTGCTCCATTAGTGTCAAAGCTTAAATTATTTAAATTTGACAAAGATATTGGAGATGTTGATGTAAAAATTTTACTACCATCAACCCAAAAAGTAATGTCATTATTTTTATACTTTAATGCGATTTTAGAATAATTAGTTGAATCTGTTAAGGTATAAGTATTACCTACATCAGGATTAATACCATCTTTTATTAAATATTGTATTTGATTTGTATCACTTCTATATCTTATTATAACAACTACATTAGAAGTACCATCATTTAAAGATATTGACCTTGTGCTACCTCCATCAACTAAAGCTGCTATCTCCGCATACAATGTACCTTCCTCGCTATTAATAACTGGTGTTGCATCTACACATAATTCTTGATTTCTAGTAGCTGATGCCCCTGATGTTGGTATGTATGAGGTTGTGTATGATAGAGCTTCTGATTGAGCTCCCCAAATATATATGTCAGTTATAAATGTATCCCCTTGATTTACAATACCTAATTGACTACCAGTACCAATATAATCAAATCTCTGCCATTCACTTGTTGCGGTTTTTAAAGAAGATGTGATGCTTCCATCAAAAAGATTAAAATCATTATTTGTTGCAGCAGATTTAGCATAAATACTTAAGGCTAGTGGGTTTTGACCAGTAAAACTATTACTTAATAAAAAAGTGCTTGATTGTGCGGGTAAAGTTAATCTATAAACCCCTAAACTTCCATCAGGTGCAACTATGTCGCTTTCGTATGATAATGTTGCGTTACTACCTAGAGTCCACTGACTAAAATCCTCACTATAAGTTACCAAGTTCGTTGACTGTGGTTCAAGTAAAAATGCTTTTGCACCAGTTGAGTAATCTATTCTAGGGGTGTTAGTTGCAGATATTACTTCTTTTACTGAAACGTTGTCTATTGAGCCTACAAAAAGCCCACTTGAAATAAAATATAAAGTACCATTAGTTGAAGCGTTAGGGGTAAATTTTGTTGTGTATGTTCCACTTTCTGTTATACTTAATATAGTTTCATAACTTCCATAGAATGCTCTAGCAATAAGCCCACTACCACTAACCTTTGTTGCTGTAAAAGTAACTTGATATGTTTTGTTGGCTTCAAAAACGTTTGATTGAAGAATTTGACCATTTGAACTTCCGTCAGAATTAGCTTTACCGTCACTTATAGTCCAGTTAGGTCCTTTACTCCAATTACTATCTGTAGCAAAATCTCCATTAGTTACCAATTCTGGACCTATCTGATTTGTACTTTCAATTAACCCTTGTTCATTTACAAACGTAGCTTCTGAGCCTCTAGTAAAAGTAAACTGCTCTGCTATAGTATCAAAGTCTAAATCAAATGTAGTTGCAACCGCTGGAGGATATGTAAGGCATCTAAGATTTGCATCTGTTAATGCTTCTTTGTAGACTGCAAGTGCTTTTGTGTTTCCGTAGAAAGGAAAACTACCACTACCTTGGTCAAAGTTTAATTTATCAAGTATATTTTCTGAATATGTAGAGCCACTTAATTGCTCTGTTTCTTTTATTCCGTTAATCCAAATTGCAAAATCATTTTCTTTATATTTTAAAGCTATTTTATTATAGGCTACAATATCTGATAATGTTATTGTATCATCAAATACATTAGAATTATTAACCCTTACAACAAACTTTACTTTATTAGAGCCAGACGTATAAAATATGTTTACCCTATTATCTAGGTTTCCATTCTCTGATAAACTTATAATCCTATTTGTGCCATCATCAGCCAAAGCGCTTATCTCAGCATACAATACACCCTCTGTACTATTTATTAAACTAGAGTTACCACTATTGTTTGCAATATCTTGTAGTCTAGTGCTTGTTGCTCCGTTAGTTGGAATGTATGAGGTTGCGTAAGAACCTTCTTCAAATTGTGCACCCCAAACTTCTATTTCATCATTTACTGTTGGCACTTGTATATAACAACGCCCCGTTGCTGATGATGCTGTTGCAGTAACTGAAAATCTTTGCCATTCTGAAGTGGCAGTAAAATTATTAGTTGAATTATTAGTGTCTTTAATAATTATAGCACCCGTTCCACTTATGTTTCTAACATACCAACTAGCAGTATAATCATTTCCTGATGTTACAGTAAAAGAAGCACCTAATTGACTTCCCGTAACTCTTTCAACTGAATAAGTGCCACTTGTTCCTGACGGATTAGTATTAGTTGTAACAGTTACATCTGCCGTTGTTTGATTCCAAAATGATTGACTAAAATCCTCACTATAAGTTATCAAGTTAGTCCTCTGTGGCTCTAGCAACCAACTTCCACAACCACTATCAGGTACTACTTCTTGACCTAAATACTCTTTTACAGATACGTTATCTATTGAGCCAGAAGATGACACAAAGCCATAAATCCTTAAATCAGTATCCGCAGATTGAGTAGTTACTGTAAAAGTGTAAGAGCCATTTTGAAATATTTGAGAAAAAAGAGAGCTGTTACCATTTTTAAATTGAAATCTAACACCTACGGTGTCATAAATGTCAAAAGTGATTTTATAAGTAGTTCCTATTACTCCATTAAATACATTAAATTGCCTTATAAAATCAAGTGTTGAAGAATTGTAAAATGCTTTTTTATTAGAAACTGACCAAGGATTTGTAAAACTCCAATCATTTGTTCCATTAGAAAAATCACCATTTACAATTTCCTCACTTCCTAAAGAATCTTGATAACTAAACCCACTATAGTTTATTCTTGGTATGTCTGTATCGTCTGTTACTTCTTTAACTGAGATGTTTGTTATAGAAAAGTCTGAAAACCTAGAGAAAAATGCTAACGATGTTTGATTTGATGAAGGAGAAAAAGTAAATGTATAAACACCTTCAGAATAATCTGTGTAATTTCCATTATATCCTACACTACCACCACTATTAGCTATAAATATACTTGGAGTTCCACTTAGTATGTCTTTAATTTCAAAACTTAATTTATAATTGCTATTTGAGTTAAGAACTAAATTTGATGTGTATATTTTTTGAATACTAGAATCATAATCAAACACTGCCTTACTATTAGCTTGGTCTACACTCCAACCCGCTCCAAACGTCCAATCTTGCCCCACTTCTTTAACCGAGATGTTTGTTACAGAGCCGTTGAAAATGTTAGATATAACAAAGAAATTAGATGTTGAAGATGCGGTTTGATAAAAAGTGTAAGTTCCATTTGCAGACATTGTACTTCTTGGTACTGCACCCGCAGAAACTTGTACAGTTCCACTAACATAATCTGAAACAGTTACTTGTATTTTATATTGTTTACCTGTGACGATAATACCACTTTGATACAAATTACCACTTGTTCCATTACTTGTTGCCTTATTCTCTGCAATACTCCAATTAGCAGCTAAATTCCAATTTTGTCCGACTTCTTTTACTGAAACGTTGTCTATTGAGCCTATGAAAGAATTTCCCGTAAAACTAATTGTTTGTGAAGCAGCAGTATAATAAAAGGTATGTTTTCCTATTGAAGTTGGAATGCTATAATTTGAAGCATTAGGGTAGTTTAAACTTCCACTTGTATAAGCAGAAACTTCAACTTCCACTTTATAGGTTTTTCCTATGGTCAATACTCCTCCTTTGTACATAACCCCACTGCCATTACAATTAGCAGAGCCACCCGATATAGTCCAAGATGCATCTAATCCCCACCAAGAACTATCACTAAAATCTCCATTTGTAACAAGCTCACTTCCTTCTTGTGAAAAGTTTCCGTTTAAAACTTCTTCTGTACCTATCTGTGAAAAGTTACCATTTGAAACTAACTCTGAACTTAGTATCTGTACATTCTCTACTAAACCTTGTGCATTAACTCTAGTTGCAGCTGAATTTCTTTCGAAGTTGAAATCTCCACTTAAATCTTCTACTACTGATACGTTGTCTACTGAACCATCAAAACCACTTTGGGAACGTAATCTAAAAACATCACTATTAGATAAACCATACCCAGTATAAGTTCCGTTTT